CAATCGAGAAGTCAACAGTGACTGCAAAATCAAGAGCTCTAAAAGCTGAATACAGTTTAGAACTTGCTCAAGATCTTAAAGCCATTCATGGCTTAGATGCTGAGACAGAATTGGCAAATATCTTGTCAACTGAAATCTTAGCTGAGATCAACAGAGAAGTTATCAGAACTGTTAACTCACAAGCTAAAATCGGAGCACTACAGGCAAATACAGCTATTAACGGTATCTTCAACGTACAGACAGATGCTGATGGTAGATGGTCAGTAGAAAAATTCAAAGGGTTAATCCTTCAAATCGAAAGAGAAGCTAACGTAATTGCAAAAGAGACACGTAGGGGTAAAGGTAACTTTATGATCTGCTCATCTGACACTGCATCAGCATTAGCAGCTTCCGGTATGTTAGACTACACACCTGCAATGTCAACTAACCTACAGGTAGATGACACAGGTAACACATTCGCTGGTGTATTAAACGGCAGAATGAGAGTCTACATTGACCCATATTCAACAACAGATTATATTACAGTAGGTTACAAAGGCACAAATCCATATGATGCCGGTGTATTCTATTGTCCTTATGTACCATTAACAATGGTCAGAGCTGTTGGTGAAGAGACATTCCAGCCAAAAATTGGTTTCAAAACCAGATATGGTATGGTCTCAAACCCATTCGTAGGTAGCACACCTGCTGATGGACTAGCAACAGCTAGAACTAACCAGTACTATAGAAGTTTCAGAGTTGATAACATTCTAGGTGCATAAACCTTAATGGTTAAAAGTTAAGAGAGGAGTTTCGGCTCCTCTTTTTTCGTATAAATAACAGTATGGAAATATTTCTATTAACAACATTTGTATTCATGGCATTCGTCGCTTCTGGCATGTCATTTGGTTTATTATTTAAACCTATCAAAGGTAGTTGTGGTGGAATAAACTGTAGGTGTAAGAATGGCACTAACTAATAATTTTAATTATCTGCAACCTACGGGATTTAAACTCGTAATAGATAGAACCAATTATCCAAATCTAGAATTTTTTATTCAGGATTTTACTCATGCTGGTGTGATCATGAACACCGCAGATTTGCAATATAAGAAAATAGCTGCAATACCTTTTATAGGTGATAAGTTAACTTATAATGAAATGTTAGCTAATATCATATTAGATGAAGATATGAAATCTTATAGAGAGATGCATAGCTGGATGAGAAGAGTACTAGATCAGGATATGACTACTCCGGTAGATAGATTTAAAGCAAAGATTGAGCAACCACCTGCTACATCTGACATTACTTTATCTATACTATCGAGTTCTAATAATCCAGTCGTAAGAATTGTTTACAGAGATTGTATACCTGTTGCTTTAACAGACATACAATTTCAAGCCACATCCGGCGGTGAATCATTTCTTACATTTGGAGCATCATTTAGATTTACATACTTTGATATACTACATAAAACTGCTACAGGTGCAATGGTCGATTCAGATTCATTCTCTGTAACTGGCAAGTTAACTAGTTAATATATAATACTATTGGAGAGATTATGATTGATTTGAAACAGATCCACAATATGTGGGCAGAAGACTGCACTATTAATAATACACAATTAGATGAAACATCTAAACAAACCCCAGCATTACATTCAAAATATTTACAGTATTGGTCAACCGCTAAGCTAGAACTAAAACGTGCAGAGTTTGAGCAAAAGAAAGTTTTAAAAGACAAGTGGTTATATTATAATGGTAAGATGGATCAAAAAACTTTAGAAGAAAAAGGTTGGAATCCAGATCCGTTTGACGGATTGAAAGTATTAAAAGGTGAAATGGATTACTATTATGAAAGTGATCCAGAAATACAAAAGACCGAAGAAAAAATTCAATATTGGAAAACTGTAAATGATACATTAACAGAGATAATAGACAATTTAAAATGGCGACATCAAACAATATCGAACATAATCAAATGGAAACAATTCGAGTCAGGAAATTAAATCATTCAACTATCCACTTAATGTGTGATAGATCAGTAAGCACCGAACTAAGAGAGTTCTTTTCTTTCTTTGTACCCGGTTATAGATTTATGCCTGCCTATCGTAATAGAATATGGGATGGAAAAATAAGATTATTTAATCAAACTACAGGAGAAATACCTGCAGGTTTGTTTCCACAGATTTTAGCATTTGCTGAATCACGTGAATATGAACTTGAAATAGATGATTCTGAATATGGAAATCCTAATGAAGGTAATACAATAAACGCAGATTTCATGATGAAGTTTGTAGAAGCATTGAAGCTTCCATTTAAAATTAGAGACTACCAGTTTGATGCGGTTTGTCACGGCATACAAAGAAAGAATGCTATACTGCTTTCTCCAACAGGTTCTGGTAAGTCACTTATAATATACGTGTTAATGCGTTATCTTTTATCATCGTTTGAAGATAAAAATATTTTAGTTATAGTACCGACTACTTCATTGGTTGAACAGATGTATAATGATTTTAAAACTTATGGTTATAATGTAGAAGCGAATTGTCATAGAATATATTCAGGTAAAGATAAGAATACAAGTAAAAGAGTTATTATAAGCACGTGGCAATCGATATATAAATTTCCACAATCTTGGTTTGAAAGATTTGGTTCAGTGTTTGGTGATGAGTGCCATGGATTTAAATCAAGGTCATTGACATCTATAATGAATAAGTGTATTGAAGCTGAATACAGGTTTGGCACAACTGGTACATTAGATGGTGCACAAACACATGAACTTGTTTTACAGGGATTGTTCGGTAAAATACATAGAGTAACGAGTACAAGACAATTACAAGATGATGATACACTTGCTAAATTAGAAATACGTAGAATAGTATTACAACATAAAGAAGATATAAGAAAAACATTCGGTAAACAAACATATCAAGATGAATTACAATATGTAGTGTCTCATAAATCTAGAAATAAATTTATACGTAATCTTACTCTCGATTTAAAAGGTAATACTTTAGTATTATATAATTACGTTGAAAAACACGGTAAGCCTTTATATGCATTGATTAAAGAAAAAGCAGATGAAGACCGCAAGATTTTTTTTGTATCAGGTAATACTGCAGCTACAGATAGAGAAGCCATACGAGCTATAGTAGAAAAACAAAAAGATTCTGTTATAGTAGCATCGCTTGGAACCTTTAGCACCGGTATAAATATTAGGAATCTTCATAATATTGTATTTGCATCTCCATCAAAATCACAGATAAGAGTTTTGCAAAGTATTGGAAGAGGATTGAGAAAAACTGATGACGGTAAGTCTACTACACTATATGATATAGTAGATGATATAAGCTGGAAGTCACGTAAAAATTATGGAATATTACATGCAGATGAAAGACTTAGAATATACGGTAGAGAAAAATTTACACATAAAACATACAGAGTGGAACTATGAGTAAGAATGTAAAGCAATTTAAATTAACTAACAATGATGAAATAGTTTGTGAAATCGCAGCGTGGAATGATGAAGAAACTGATGAGATAGTAATAAAGAAAGCACTTAAAATAGTAAGTGTAGAAGATTACACTCGTGGAATAAGATTCTTTGCATTAAGACCTTGGATAGCTTTTCAAGATGATCCAGAAGAATTACAATCATTAAATTCAACTCATATTATTGTAACATCTTCACCTACTAAGTCTATGTTAAAATATTATAACACATGCCTAACGGCAATAAAACAAGATCTTAAAAAACCTGGCATACCTCGTAAAGGTGTTTGGGCTAATTTAGATGAAGTAAATCATGAAACTCGTGATTTAACGGATGAAGAACTTGACGACTACCTTACTAGTAAATACGGTAGCATGATAGAAGATGAATTTCCGGATTCAGCCGATAATAACATAATTAAATTTAAGCCGAAAGATACAATGCACTAGGGTATATCCCCTCTTCCTCAGATATACTATCTTATTTTACCACACTTTTCAGCAAATGTACACCGTTATTTTCGCTTCTTAAAAGAAAAAAAAGTATTGTACATTTACGTAAAATTAGTGTATAATAGTACTATAAAATAAAGGATTAACTATGGCCCGCAGAAAAAGCATACACTATGTCAATAACGCGCAGTTTTCACAAGCAGTAGTTGACTATGTTGGACACTTAGAAGAATGTAGAAAAGATGAAATAACTTTACCAAAAGTTCCTGACTACATAGCACAATGTTTCTTAAGGATAGCCGAAGGGTTATCTCACAAAGCAAACTTCATAAGATATACTTATAGAGAAGAAATGGTAATGGATGCAGTTGAAAACTGTTTAAAAGCTATATCAAACTATAATCTTGAAGCTGCAACAAGAACCGGTAAACCAAATGCATTTGCTTACTTTACACAAATAACTTGGTTTGCATTCTTAAGAAGAATAACAAAAGAAAAGAAACAACAAGAAATTAAAATGAAATACTTAACTAAGTCCGGCGTTGATAGTTTTATTGACACAGGCTCTGAACAAGGTGCAGTAGATGTTGCATCACATTTTGTTGATACATTACGTGATAGAATACAAAGAGTAAGAAACACAGATACTGAAGTTAAAGAATTAGTTAAAAAAGAAAGAAAGAAAAGAAAAGCTCGAATAGCTGATTCAGATTTAAGTGAGTTCATGCAATGAAGGTAGGGTTTACAGCTTCCACTTTTGATTTATTACATGCTGGTCATGTTGAAATGTTGAGAGAAGCAAAAGATCAGTGTGAATATTTAATTTGTGCTTTGCAAATAGATCCTTCTATTGATAGAGAACTTAAAAATAAACCAGTGCAAACGATTGTTGAAAGATACACTCAACTCTCTGCAGTAAGATTTGTAGATGAAGTTATTCCATATATGTATGAAAGTGATCTCGTAGATATTCTTTCTATGAGAAATATAGATGTACGTATATTAGGTGAAGAATACAGAGAGAAAGACTTTACAGGCAGAGACATCTGTAAAGCACGTGATATAGAATTGTACTTTAATAAAAGAGAACATAGATTTAGTACAAGTGATTTAAGAAAGAGAATAACAAATGAAAATAGCGGTGTTAAATGATACACATACAGGAATACGAAACTCATCGGAAGTTTTTTTAAATAATGCAGAAGAATTCTATAATAATGTATTCTTTCCAGAATGTGATAAACAAGGTATAACACAGATACTGCACCTCGGTGATTACTATGATCACCGCAAGTTTGTTAATTTTAAAGCTCTTAATCATAATCGTAGAATATTTTTAGATCAACTACGTAAACGTGGTATGTCTATGGATATTATTCCTGGGAATCATGATACGTTCTATAAGAATACAAACGAACTTAATTCTTTAAAAGAATGTTTAGGTCATTATATGAATGAAGTCCATATTGTTATGGAACCTACTGTAATGAAATATGATTCATTGAAGATAGGATTAGTACCTTGGATATGCCAAGAAAATTATACACAATGCATGAACTTCATAAAAGATTGTAAAGCGGATTGGTTAGGTGCTCATCTTGAACTAAATGGTTTTGAAATGATGAGAGGATTAAAGAACACTCATGGCATGGATCCAAAACTATTTTCAAGATTTGAAATGGTATTAAGTGGTCACTATCATTGCGCATCACAAAAAGACAATATCTGGTATCTCGGTTCACAAATGGAATTCTTTTGGTCTGATGCTCATGATCCTAAGTACTTTCATATAATAGATACTGAAACAAGAAAAATAGAGAAGATAAGAAATAATCACACTTTATTTGAAAAAGTCCTTTACAATGACGAAGAAATAGATTATAATAGTTATAATAAAGATTTTACTAATAAATTTGTAAAAGTTATTGTTATGAATAAAACCGATCCTTTTACGTTTGATAGGTTTATTGATAACATTCAAAACCAAAAGGTTTATGAATTAAAGATAGCAGAAAACTTTAATGAGTTTATTGGTGCCAATGTAGATGATGAAAGCATGAACTTCGAAGATACTACTGAGATAGTTGATACTTATATAGATGCTGTAGATACAGACTTAGATAAGAATAAAATAAAAGCTGAAATGAGACAATTGATGACTGAAGCCCAGGCTCTTGAAATAGCATGATAGTATTTAAGACTCTCCGATATAAAAACTTTCTATCTTCAGGTAATACGTTTACTGATGTAGATTTTACTAGAGCTAAGTCCACTTTAGTAGTAGGTCATAATGGTGCAGGTAAATCTACAATGTTAGATGCACTGTCATTTGGTTTATT